GATGGCTAACTCTCGTATGGCCATGGAGCCGGTTGAGAAGGCGTATTTGGAGCGGTATGAAGAGATTCAACCGCAGGCGCAAGAGTACAAGCCGTCTCCGTCAGAACGATTGGCGTCTACGGGCCAAGACTTTTTGGAGCGCATGGGGATCCGTCGCCCTATTGCTCGTCGTGCATCACAAACTGCGTTTGGTGGTACGTCTAGCGCGTTGCCTGGTGGTTTTGGTTTAGCGGACGTTGCTGCTATGACAACAGCGCCGGGTGCGTTGGCCTATGGTCCTATCTCTGCGGCAAACATAGGGCATAACATTGGCAAAGGGGATTACCTTGGCGCCGGTGTGGAGTCCTTGAATTTGTTGCCGTTTGGCGGCATGGCAAAGCGCGCTTTAACAGGCCGTTAATAAATTAAACAAACCTTTACTATGGCACAACAACCTTTAATTCCTCTTCAACAGGGCGGCAACCTGTCCGCGCTGGCGTTTGTAGAGAACGAGAAGACGGGAGAGCCCGACGTCGAAAAAGAAACGGAGATGCTTGCTGAAGCTCTCGGCTTGGAAATAGATGACGTGGAGGAAGAGGTTATTGAGCAGGAAGATGGCTCGGTAATCGTTAACTACACAGAGAGCAAGAAGCCGTCGGAAGACCCTGAGTTCTACGCCAACATGGCGGAGGAGCTGCCTGAGAGCGTGTTGGACGAGTTGTCGAACAAGTACCTCGAGCTGATTGAGATTGACATTGACTCGCGCAAGCAACGCGACAAACAGTACGAAGAGGGATTGCGTCGTACTGGACTAGGCAACGACGCGCCTGGCGGCGCTAACTTTGAGGGCGCGTCCAAGGTGGTGCACCCGATCATGGCGGAGGCCTGCGTTGACTTTGCGGCCAACGCATCCAAAGAGCTGTTGCCGTCGGATGGTTTGGTTAAGAGCGACATCAAAGGCGAGGCAGACGCAAAACGCCAGGCAACGGCGTCGCGCAAGGCTAACTTTCTGAACTGGCAGATTACGGAACAGGTAGAAGAGTACCGCGATGAGATGGAGCAGCTGTTCACTCAGTTGCCCTTGGGTGGCTCCCAATATTTGAAGTGGCGCTTTGACCGTGACCTGCGTCGACCGGTGCCTGAGTGGATTCCTATCGACAACATGATCCTGCCGTTTGGGTCGACGAACTTTTACAGCGCGCCGCGCGCGACTGAGATCCAGGACATCACCCACGACATGTTCGAGCAGCGTATCGAGCAGGGTGAGTACCGCGAAATCGACATTTTTGATCAAGAGGTGCCGACTGAGAAGGTGACACAGAGCCAGAAGGCCAACGACAAGATCGAGGGCGTCTCTGAGCCGGTCAAGAACGTAGACGGTTTGCGCCGTGTGTACGAGGTGACGTGTTTCCTGCGCTTGGAGGATGATCCTCTGACTGAGGGTGAGCGCGCGCCTTACATCATGGCGATCGACGAGATCACTGAGAAGGTGGTGGCGCTGTACCGTAACTGGGACGCTGGTGACGAGCGCCGTCGTAAGCTGGACTGGATCACAGAGTACAAGTTCATCCCCTGGCGTGGCGCGTATGCTATCGGCATGCCGCACCTGATCGGCGGACTGACCGCGGCCCTGACTGGCTCGTTGCGTGCGCTGATGGATGCGGCCCACATCAACAACAGCCAGACGCTGTTGAAGCTCAAGAACAGCCGCATGGGTGGCCAGACGGATCGAGTTGAGCCGACCCAGGTGGTTGAGATTGAGGGTGCACCGGGTGTTGACGACATCCGTAAGCTGGCGATGCCGATGCCGTTCAACCCGCCATCGAGCGTTTTGTTCCAGCTATTGGGTTGGTTGACAGAGGCCGCTAAGGGTGTGGTGAAGACGAGCGAGGGCCGTATTGCTGACGCAAACAGCAACGCCCCGGTTGGAACGACCCAGGCCCTTATCGAGCAGGGCAGCAAGGTGTTCTCGAGCATTCACGCTCGCATGCACCGCAGCCAGGTCAAGAGCCTGCAAATCTTGTCTCGCATCAACTACTGGTACCTGGACGAGATGGACAACCAGTCCGGGTCCAAGGTTGAAGTTGCGGACTTCAAAGACAACTCGGACATTAGCCTGGTCTCTGACCCCAACATTTTCAGTGAGACCCAGCGACTGACCCAGGCGCAGGCTGTGTTGCAGCTGGCGAATGGCAACCCGCAGATGTACAACGTGCGCGAGGCCAACCTGCGCATTCTGAAGTTGATGAAGGTGCCCGACATCCAGGCGATTCTGCCGGACCCGAAGGGCGCGAACGAGAGCAACCCGGCGCTCGAGAACGTGCAGATGACGATGGGCAGCCCGGCGGCCGCGTTCCCGGACCAGGAGCACCTCGAGCACATCAAGGTTCACCTGGCGTACATGCTGGACCCGTCGTACGGTGGCAGCCCGTTGATTGGCGCGGGCATCCTGCCGCTGATGATGGAGCACATCAAGCAACATTTGACGTTGAACTACCTGCAGTCAATGCGTGGCTATGTGTCTCAGGCGGCAGGCGGCGAGGACGCGTTCAAACTGCACGAGGAGCGCAAGCTGGACAAAGACGCACAGCAGGCATTGGCCATGGCGGCGCAGCTGGTGGCTCAAGACTCGCAGCAGGACTTCCAGGCGATCAACCCGATTATTCAGAAGCTGGCGCAACAGATGCAGCAGGCCAAGCAGGCACAGATGCAGCAGGCGGCGCTGGCAGCCGACCCGGCGGCTGGCGTGATCATGCAGACACAGCAGGCCGAGACACAGCGCAAGATGAAGGAGGCCGAGGCCAAGTTCCAACTGGAGCGCGAGAAGCTGCAGTTGCAGATGCAGGACAAGGTGCGAGACATGGAGGCCAAGATGGCCGAGGTCTTGGCCAAACTGGGCCTGGACCGCGAGTTGCAGAATGCAGACAACGCGGTCAAGATCGCGCTTGCCGACATCAACAACGCATCCAAGGAGCGCGTGGCGTCTATCGCAGCCAACGCCCAGCTGGACAATCTGCAGCTTACACAACAGCATCAGCAGAACCAGACGGCGCTCGAGGCGGAGGCACAGGCCCATGCAGACCTGCGCAAGCATGGTCTGGAAGAGGTGCGTCGTGATCAAGAACAGTCACACCAACGTGCGTTGGCGGCCCAACAGCAGTTGGTCGACATGCAGAACCAGAGTTCACAGCAACAGCATCAAGCCGAACTGGCGCAGATGCAACCTAAACAACCATCACCAACAGGAGAATAACGATGGCAGGACAAATCCCCGATATGGGCTTCCGTAAGAACTACAAAGTGACAGGCAAGCCCGGCTACGCCGGCGGCCCTGGTCAGGCCGTTGAGAAGGGCCCGTCTGGCTCGAAGCAAGCCAACAACGCCAAGATCGCATTGGCTCAAGTGCCCGCTGTTAACAGCAAGGGCCTGTACGACGCCAAGAAAAAATAAGCCAATAGGGCGGAAATACGCACGAATGTGCGTATTTAGTTATACAGGAGGACTTTCGTATGAAAGATCCGATATATACAACAATCTTCAAACTCAAGGAAGCGATCCACGAACTGGAATACGCCGCCTTGAATGGAGCCGATAGCTGGGATTCGTATAACCAGCTTATTGGAAGAGGCCGGGGCCTGAAAGAGGCGCTGGAGATTATAAACGCTGTCCTGAAAGAGGACGAGGAATCAGAGTGAGCACTGAGAGTAAGTATCAGGTTGATGGTCGTAGTGAAGACGACTGTTTTCCGGTTGTAGAGCCGGGATTTCAACCACAAGGGAACCGTATCCTGGTTCAGCTTCGTAAGGCCAAGGACGTTAGTAAGGGCGGCATTTTGCTGGTCTCTGACACCAAGGCAACCGAGAAGTGGAACGAAGTGATCGCGAAAGTCATCAAGCATGGGCCCCTGGCCTATAAAGATGTTGCAACACTGGAGCCATGGCCCGAGGGTCCGTGGGCAAACCCCGGTGACTTGGTTCGCGTGATCAAGTACGGCGGAGACCGATGGGCGGTCCCGCACGGCGATGGGGAGGTTGTGTTTATCGTGTTGCAGGATCGCGAAGTGATCGGCAAGATCGATAGTTTTGAAGCAGCGCGGACGATGTTCCCCGCATTTGTGGAGTGAGGTTTTGAATGAAACCTATTGACAAGTTAGAGCAACAAGAGGACGTGGCAATTAAAGAACGGGACGATGGTACCGTACTTGCAGCCCTCGAAGAGAAGCAAGACCCCTTCCAGGTGGAAGAGGAAGGCGAAGAGACAGAAGTCGAAGCACACGCCGAGGGCGGCCAGGTTGAGGGCGACGAAGGCGAGAGTGATGACGACGAGGATCGTGAGGCACTGCGTGCCGCCCGCCGCGAAGAGCGCAAGCTCAAGAAAGAGCTGAACAAGCAGCGTGAGGCGAGTGCGAAGCACAAGATCAGCGCCCTGGAGCGACGCAATGAGGAGCTGGCACGACGCCTGGCTCAGGTGGAGAATACCGCGGCGAGCTTCCAGATTGCGCAGATTGACCGCATGATTGAAGACGAGGCGACTCGAGTCGAGTACGCCAAGATGAAGATGACGCAAGCGGCCCAGGCCGGCGACATCAACGGACAGATGGAGTTCATGGATCAGTACCATGAGTCCAAGAATCGATTGGCACAGGCGCAGATTGTTAAGCAGCGCCAGTTGGAGGAGGCCAAGAGCCCTCGAAATAATGTGCCGAACCCTGTGTCGTCGACTGTGCAGCGAAATGCAACACAGTGGCTACAACAGAATAGTTGGTATGACCCGAGCGGTGAGGATGTGGACAGTCGGATTGCTAAGGTGATCGACAACTCCCTCGCAAGCGAAGGTTGGGATCCGGCAGACCCTGAGTATTGGGATGAGCTGGACAACCGATTGAAAGAACGTTTACCTCATCGGTATACGGGCAAAACTGGCGCAACGAATAGTCGTAGTCGCCGAACAGGCACGTCAACGGGCCGCGCGGATGTGAGTGGTGGTGCAAACCCCAAGAACACATTCACGTTGAGCAGAGAGCGTGTGCAGGCATTGAAGGACGCTGGGATGTGGGATGACCCACAGAAGCGTGCCAAGGCAATTCGCCGATATGCTGATTTTGACCGTGCAAACAAGGGGTAAATAAATGAACAAACGAATTTCACGTGACCTGGATGATCGTCTCCAGGACCGAGTAGAAGAAATCAAAGAGCGGCAGGCAAGCCTGTCGCCTGATGAAGTAGTGCGGCGTGAGAGGCTGGAGGCCTTTCGGGACAAGTGGGCCAACACCGCGCTACCGGACATCCCGGCGGGCATGATCCCTGGGATGCACCTCTGCTGGTTGTCAACAACCAACCAGTATGATTCAATCGACAAACGCATCGCGTTGGGCTATGAACCAGTG